TTCGACAGGGTATCATTGTACGCCGTTTTCGGGTTCGGGATTTCCCAGCCGAGACGCATAACCGCACGCAGCGCGACCATGTCATTCTGCATGAGGTTGTAAACGATGGAGTTGTCGGAAGGATCCTGCACAACGCCCTGATCGAAAATCTTGAAAGTGATGTCCTGACGGATGGAGTACACCAGCTCCGACCAGTCGCCGGCAAACATAAGCGCCTTGGCAGTGTCAAAAGCGCCGTTGCGCGGGAAGTACATAGGAGAGCCGTCCAGCGCATAAGGCGTCGCGCCCTGCATATCGGTTTTGAAGATGGGATTGCCGTTCAGGTCTTTCAGACCGCGCAGCTTCGCGCGCATCTGGATAGCGGACATAATCCCGTTGACGAGATAGCCGCTTTCCTCGACCTTGGCGATCACGCCGCCCTCGGCGAGAAGGTCATCATAGATGTACGGCGTCGCCGCCACGACGGAACCGGCCTTCGTGCAAGTCTCAAGGACGCTATCACGCCAAGAGGTGGGCTTGTTCGTGCCAAACAGGATAGCACCGTCAATGACCTTGCCGAACGCCTCGACCAGACGCGGGCGGACTTCGCCCCAGATGTCATAGTCGGCGTCGTCAAGCACCGCCTCCGGAATGGGGACGATAACGGCAATCTCTTCGGCATAGATTTTCTTCTTGTCCCACTTCATCTTAGTGGTCTGCTTCATGCCGGTGTCGCCGTTCACGAAGTAAGCGGTCGGGAGCATGTCCAGAACGTTCATCGTCTGGGTCTTGCTGGTCATGTTGGGGAGGCGGCGTCCCATCTGGAGGACGGCGCTGCCCTCGGTCACACCCTGAATGATCTCACGGGTGACAGGTTCCGGGATAAGCCCGGAAAGGTCAGTTCTGTTTACAATGTTAGTAGCCATATTAGTCATGTTTACCTCACAATTCTCATTTAAATTTGCCCCGAATCAGGGCGTTCATAGCGTCATTCGTGCCATTGGCACTATTGCCGCTGTTGCCGACGTGCGCGGACATATCCACACGCACGGAGGCGGGTTTGCGATCTTTCAGAAACTCATCGGCTGCCTTTTCAAAGCTCACCGTGTCCGTCACTTTCTGCCCGATCTTAAAGCAGTAAAATTCCAGCTCATCAGCCGAAACGCCTTTTGCGGTCAGATACTTCTCCCGCTCAAACTGCGTTACCTTCGCTTCGGCGGCAAGCCGCGCCGCCTTTTCGGTGTCGCGCTCTTTCTCGATTCCCTTGAGCTTGTCCGCTTCGCTCTGCTGATTGGCTTTCCAAGCCTTATAAGCGTTCATTTCTTCCTCGGTGGGCATTCCTTTGGTTGCCCGCGCGAGACGCTTTGCAACGATATTGTCTACCTCGGCTTGTGTAAAAGTAGCCTCGTTCCCGCCCCCGGCGGTGTTGGGATTGGTATTCAGTTCTGCCATGATGATTCCTCCGTTTTCCGCCCGTCGGCGTATTCCGTTTATGCCCGTCGGCAAACAAAAAGGAGCCTATCTCCGTAGAGACAAACTCCTTGAATGTTTTATAATCGGGCAGGGCTGCGATGGGAAGCCCTGTATCTGCGCCCGTTTTAAACCACCACTAACCGCGAAATTTTTTGTGCTCGCGGCAAAACACAAGACGCCTTTCACGTCAGATACTTCCTGTTATGCATGGCCGCTGTTGAGCAGTAGCGGCGCGGTATTTGTATCCCCCTCCGCAGGGGCAAGACAGGGGGAAAGGAAGGAAGCCCTGCCAAAGCAAGACCGTTATTTCTGTACCCGCCACAAGGTCAGGCGGCGCTCTCTGTTATGCTTTTGAAGAGTGATATCATTTTCGTGAGGTCACGAAAATGGTCATAGAAAAAGCACCGTGTGTTTACACGATGCTTAATTCTTTGTAATTTTGAAGATGTCAGCTACGTCGATACATAGCCCGCCATTGATAGTGATATACTCTTCCGGCGTGTCCTCATCCTCGCCGAACTCACAGTATACATGACAGCGGCCTTTGTATTTGTGCCCGGTTTTCGTTTCTACCAAAACATCTTTGCAGTTGTATGAAAGCAGCTCATTGATACTGTACATAACAATCTTTCCTCCCCTTGTTGTCAGAATAAGCGGGAACAATATGCCAGCCCTTTTTACGGCTGTAATGAATCGTAAAGCAAGGCGTGTCAATTTTTTCTCCGGTTTGCAAATCTACTGTTTGCCCGATAATCTTATCATTGACCGTAATCAATTCCGATTCTTTCCATCTGCCTGTTTTTTCATCCCGCATGATGATTCCGGTGCTAGAATACTGATTGAAAAGCTCTTTCAATTCATCCGGCGTTACAGTAACAACACTCGGGCCATACAGCCCTTGCCTCTGCTGCTTCTGGACGTACATATTATACTCGTTCGTTCCGACATAATGCCCATTCTGCCGCCCGACGTTCATCTCGTGCGAGTACTCATTTTGAATCCTGTGACGGATAGGAAGATCGCGGAGATACGCATCAACGTTTCCGTTCTCGCTCCCTGTATCATACATCCCGTCAGCCTTTTTTACAATCTCCAAGTATGCACGATTTGTTTCTCTTGCAGCATCCGCGCCGAACTCCGCAATGTTCCCTCGCTCGTATTGTGGCCGTAGTCCTGCCGCCTTGCTGAACGCCTCGTATTCCTCGTTTAGACGACGATACCGTACAGCCTTTGTGGTATACTCCTCATCGTCTCCGCGCCCCTTAGCGGCTATTAGCTCACGTTTAACTTTACGCAAGGCCGCTTCAACCTGTCTCTGCTTTTGCGTTGCTTCGTAAAAGGTATATTGCTTGCCTTCAAACTCAAAAGGCGGCGGGTCGATGTTCTCCAATTCCTCATCGGTGTATGTCCGCTCGGAAACACCCTCGATCCAGATATGGTACATATGGCGGCAGTTAGCGCCGCACAAGCCGTCCACCTCGTCAAGACCGCAGACCTCATATATAGACGGGTAAATATCGCCGGTACGGACGGAATAAATGCGCCCCTGCCATTTCTTGTGGCTCGCCCATGGCGTTTTACCCTCTCCATCTCGTGCCCCACGGTGCGCCGTAACCTCTCTGTACGGAGTGTCAAGCAACGTCGCCGTCTGCTCCGTGTACTGCCGGGAAAGCTGGGTAACGCCCGTCATAACAGCTCTGCGGGCAGCAACGTCAACTCGGTTATGCCAGCCGCTTTCATAGTCAACGTACTGCAAGCCGCTGTCCGTCAGCATCTTCGTTGCGTCACGGATCGCCACGTTATAACTCTGCCCGCTCTCCACGCGCATCAAGGCGTCGTCAAGAACTCGCTGGTACATCCTGCCTATATCATCAACTTTTACCGTACCGTCCGGCGCTCTGTACGCAAAGCCCATGCTGCGGGTAATGTTCGTCAGTTCTCCGAGCGTCTGCATCTCAATGGCATTGATTTCCTGCATGAACAGGTCGGCATTGAAATTGTTTTCGCCGAGAATAAGGTTGTCGTCGATCAGCGTATCAAAATACTGCTGGTTTCGTTGGACAGCCTTGTTCCATACGGTGTCAAACTCGCTCTGCGTGAGCTTTAGGGTCTTTCGGATATACTCATTGATTTTCTTGTAATCATACCCCCGCCGCTGCAAAGACCGTATATGCTCTATCGCCGTCTCCGTCATTTCTCCGGTCATGGCAACACGGGAGCATATGTCCTCAAGGATTTGCTCTTCTAAACGCTGATATAGCCGCATAAGCGGCAGGGGCAGGGAGTACATGAACTCCGGCGTGATCGGGTATTTCATTCATTTTCGCCCGATACAAGGCTCTCCATCTTCGGCAGGGCGGCTTTTGCCGTCGCCTCGTCCTCGTTCATATAACGCATTCTGAACTCATACGGCTGCATGATCCCCATTTGCACCATACGCGCATCTCGGTTGAACTCCGATTCCTTGTCCTCGATGATGGAATCGTCGAAATCAACCGTGATCTCGACGTCCTCGTCCAGCCCGGCGTTCATATAAGCATTGCCCATTCGGAGCAGTACGCGGCACAGCTCAATGAGAACGCTTTCAAGGATGATCTCGTGCTTTTTGATCGTGCGGAACATCTCGGAGTTTTCGCTTATGATCTGCGTCGCCGTGGAGACGTTGCCATTATCATATTTGTAATGGTTCTCGCCGAATCCACACTTGCTCGACAGGAGATTTAGCATATCCTGAATACCGGCATTGTGTTCCGCCGTGCGGAGGTTCATATTGATCTCTTTGATGATATCGCCGTCCTGCCCGTCGGCGGGAAGAACATAAAAAACAACGTCGCTTGTGTCGAATAGCGGCTCGCCCGTGTGAAAATTCTTTGTTGCCTGCGGTTTGAGCATGACGCGCTTCTTGCCAAGCTGGAACTCGTTCACATAGCTGTCGTATGTCAGGTCAACGCCCTTTAGTTGATCTATTGCGTTCGCAAACACCGAAATGCCCATCGGCAGGGTTGCATCAACGTTGTTGACGATGTTCAGCCGGTCAATGACGAACATACGCTGCGTAAACGGCGTATGCACGACCGGAGCGACATTTTCGAACCCCGGCACATCGGCAAGTTTCACCTCCGACAGACTGCCCTTTGTGTCACGATACAGAAGGTTTTCGATGTCATATGTGCCCTTTTCCGTTCGCTTGTGTATGCAGATGTAAAGATACGAATCTTTTTTGATGGACTTATGCGATCCGAACGCGCATTCGGTTACGATGCCGTTCTCCCATGTAAGAGGAAGTATAAGGTCAGCCGGGACATAGTCAATGCGGATTTCCCCGCCGCTGCCGTTCACCTTGCCGGTCTGCTCATCAACAGACGCATTAACGACCGTCGGAACATACGCAACCGTGCCGCGAGCCGCCTTGATCTCCTGCATCTCGTTCGATTTGACAGTAAAGTTGTTCCGCTCAAAAACGGAATCGATAAAATCCTGCTCTGGCTTCCCCTCAAGCGTTATCTTACACTTTTCATTGAGCAAAAGGTTCGCCCAGTCCTCGCAGACCTTTTTCGCCATGCCGAGAGAGTACAGGCGGCAGGGGACGTGCTTCATGCCGTTCCAGATGCGGTACTGGTGGAACTGTTCCACGTAACCGTCGTACCAGCTCTTCCAATTCTCTATGTAGGTGTAAAACTCTTCCGGCACGGTTGTATATCCCCGCGCCCGTAAAACCTCGTAAATATTCATGCCTTAACTCCATACAGTCTGAATACCGGTTCCATCCCATACCGGATAGCGTCTATTGCGTGGTTGTTCTTGTCTGGGTATCCGCTTATGATCTCGCCGTCTTTGTTCCGTTCGTACTCATAGCCGACGATCTCTTTGTATGCGTTCGGCGTCCTGCGTTTGTCGATAACGATCTTTCGGCGCTGTAGCCACTTCATACCATACTCGATACGGCCAATGCCTTTTATTGATTTCCTTGCATCTAACCCACATGCCCGCAAGTCTGCGATGCTTTTAGGCTCCGCGCTGTCACATGTTATCGGGAAATCATTATAATGGCGGTCGCTGATCCAGGCGGCGTTCTCTTCGTTGCTCGTCTTATTGACGTAATGCTCATCGATCAGATACAGCGTTTCTCTAGCAACATCATAGTATATGCGGATAAAGCAAAACGGATCAGGATACCAGCCAAAGTCGATGCCTTGATAAATCCTGTCAAACTGCTTTACTTCGTCGTCCGTAATTTCCCGAAGCTCCAACCGCTCAAATACGTTTCCGCCCGTGCCTACCGGCAAACCAAGGTATTCGTGTTGGTACGCTCTTTCATCGGTCTGTTTAAGGTATTCGGCTTCGTTTATGAACTCCTCGCCGAGCCAGCTCTTAGGCGCATCAAGGTAGGTGCTTATGTGGCACAGTCGGTTCGGCTTGTCTTCAGCACTATCTATATTCGCCCAATTATCGCGGCTGATAGGCGGGTTGTAGCTCTCGAAATTCCAGAACTTGTCCCCGCCGCGCATTGTTGACTGCAAAATGGTGCGTATCTCCGCCCTGCCGGAAAACTGATCTTTTTCCTCAAAGTGAGTAACGGCAATGTACCCGAACGGCACCTTGATAGATTTAATCTTCATTGGGTCGTCTGCGCCACGGAACATGATCTTTTGCCCGGTCGGGCGGTAGATGATTTCCATCGGACTGACCTTTGCGTACCATAGTCCGGCCATGCCAAGCTCGGAAATCGCCCACATGTACTGGTTAAACACACTGTCTCGAAGGGTGTTTGCAACCTTACGGAGCACCAGCGCATGAGTATTTGGATTGGCAATTAACAACTGCGGCACAAGCAGGGATACGGTTGATGATTTCAGGCTCCCTCGACCGCCGCGAATATCGTAATGCGTATGTCCGTGCCGCATAACATCTTTCGCAAAGTCATAGAATACAGGGGCAAGCATTTCTGACATTTTTATATGTCCCATTCAATGACCGCCCCTCTATCAACCTCCGGATCAGGATAGTCTTTCTGTCCGAGAACTTGCTTGCCAAGCCATATCGCCATTGTCGCATTCGTTTCCGATAGCTTCATCTGGTTACGGCGCAAGCTCACTTTGCCTCTGGCCTGCCCTCTTTTTTTGCAGTCTAAGAATGTTTCTCGGTTGTTCTTGTTATGCAGCGTTTCTACCGTTGTGCCAAGCTCCCCGGCCATTTCTTCATCTGTGCACATGTATTTGGACAGCATCTCGACCAGTTGCTTACCCTCGACGCTCAAAACAAGGCTCGGTCGGCCTTTCCCGTTGGGCTGCTTATTCAGATATTTGTTAAACGCTCCGAGCTGTTCAGCAGTCTTCGCCATATAAGCACCTCGTAGACAACGCGAGAACGCTCTCTATGGTTTCGGCCATGTCATAATATCTATAATCACCCAAACGGCCACAAACGATTAGACCGTCCTTTTCCGCTCTCGACCGGTATTTCTGATACAGAGCTTTGCTCTCTGCGTTATTGACAGAATAAAAAGGTTCTTTCCCCCGTTCCCATGCGTCAGGATATTCGATTGTCAGTACTGTTTTCGGGCTTTCTGTGTCAAAAACGAAGTGCTTATGCTCTATAACCCTAGTATGGGGGATTCTGCTCTCGGTATAATTTACTACAGCCACACCTTGATAGTTGTCTATATCAACCGTCATCTGATCAAAGCGCAGGCTTCGCCACGGGAGTTCGCCATACTCATATCTGTAAAGCTCATCGAGTGCGCCAGTATAAACGATCTTCTTTGCCTTATACTTTTCCTTCGCTTCTTCAAAGGACGTATTTAAGGCTACGTCTGTACCGTTTAACAGTGATTCAATGAGTTTGTTATACCCCTCGATAGGGATGCCCTGATATTTCGCATTGTAATAATTATTGTCCGCCGTATACCGAACAGGGATCCGCCGCATTATATCCGGCGGAAGTTCGGAACACGGCTTGCCCCATTGCTTTTCGGTGTACCCTCGGATAAACATCTTATAGATGTCTTCTCCAACAAGCGACAGCGCGTGTTCTTCTAGATTCTTCGCTTCATGGTCAAGCACAAGTCTCTGGCGGTTGATCTCCGCTTTCGCCTGAAAAGGGAAATTCACACCCCACAACTGCCGGAACGTGTTCATGTTAAACGGGAGGTTGTAGCACCGCCCTGCGTAGCAGGCAAGGGGGCTGTTAATGAAATTATTGAAATGAACGAACTGGTTGACGAATTTCCATACCTCGTCGTTGTTTGTGCGGAATATGTGCGCTCCGTATTTATGAACTGCGATCCCCTCAACATTTTCTTGGTAGCAGTTTCCGCCGATATGGCCGCGCCGATCCACAGCAATGCAGGACTTCCCAGCCTTTGTCGCCATATACGCAAAAACAGAGCCTGCAAGCCCTGTTCCAACTATTAAGTAATCATAGTTTTTTTCCATTTTTCGTTCACCAGCTTCGGGCGGCAGTTGTTCCAGCTTATTTTATGATGGATGCGAAAATTTACTCTGCCCTGTTTTGCGATCTTAACGAACGATGGGCAGCACATAACACTGTAAAAGCTCTTCCGGTACGTACCATTATCTTGATAGATTTCCGTCATGCCGCCACGCATATGCTGTGTCGGCGGTGTCTGTACCTGTAGGTACATAACAGAATACATCAGCAGACCACGGCTCGCTTCGTCTATCGTCGTGGTGATATCATCATTCATGCGCATACGGAATTTAACCTTTTTATCAGCACGCATAAGAAAAGACCCCATCGTTTTCGGGTTAAGCCCCATGAAATACTTTTTTCCACGGATCCCGCCGAGATATTCGCTCGATAGCGCAAAGGACAGCCATGCAATGTCCGTCTTATCGATGTAACGCACAAGGTAATAGAAAAGCGTGTCAAGGTCTCGGCAAGCCTTTGTAACAAGCCTGTCGTCCTCTACATAGCGGAAATCGATCCTCGTAAAATCATCGTCGAGCTGCAAATGATATTTATAGCCACGCTCTTCAGCAAGGTCTTGTATCTTGTTTCTTGCGAACACCCCAACGCGGCGGTCGTTGTCCGTGTCGCCGGTATCCGTCTCATCCGCAACAGCCTTTTTATCAAACTGAATGACATGTTCGCTGAACTTAGAGAAGTATTGATCGGCTTGGTCGTCCTCATTGTCGATCACAACGTACCAGTCTCCGGTATAGCCGCTGTCTTTCAGCATCTTTACTGTTTTTATCTCGTCAACTCTGCCGTGGCTTAGAATAAAGACAGCAAAAGATTCTCGGTACTCACTCCTCGTCAATGCCATCACCGTCCTTTAACTCTACCAAGCCGTCAAGCAGCTCGGCAAACCCATTAGCAATGGCATTATCGATATCGACGATGACAAGCGCGGAACGCTCCATCAGTTCTTGCATTTCAGGGCTTGCACAGTTCGCATAGTATTCCGCAATATTCCTGTAATTGAACACATTATGCCGGTTTGCCGCTGCAATAAGGAACGCTTTCTGCTCAGGAAGGATGTCTGCGGCCTCAATCTCCATGATGAGGCTGTCCGTCTTATCCGTATTGTACAGGTCGGCAAGGCTCGGCTTTATCCCGTCCGGCTCATACTGCGGAATATTAACTTTCATGCTGTACTGGTTAGGCTCGCTCTCTTTTTCTTCCTCAAAAAATCCGAAGTCAAAGCCCTCGAAATCCAGCTCCGCAAGTTCTTCTGATAGAAGCGCATCATCCCATTCGGCAAACTCATTTGTTTTGTTGTCCAGAAGCCGGTATTTCCGTTTCTGCTCCTCCGTCAGCCCCTCTTTGATAAGAACATCCGCTTCTTTATAGCCGAGCTTCTTCAACGCCTTATATCTCGTATGCCCGGCAAGGATCACGCCGTCCTCATCCACAATGATAGGTGCAACATAGGTGCACTGCTTGATGCTCTCCATGACATAAGCCACAGCATCATCATTCTTTCTAGGATTCTTTTCATAAGGGACGATTTCCCTTAACGGCTTTTTGACAAGTTCCATTTCGGTTCCTTCCTTTCCGCTTCCAACAAAAAAAGAGCCGGAATCACTTCCAGCTCTTTCGTGTACCCATTATAGCACTTGATTTTGGCTTTTTAGGCTAATCTTTCACCGTTTATATCTGCCATGTGCAGTCTGTCGGCAGCCGCTTGATTGCGTTTGCAAGGCATGTTGCTTTGATTGTGCAGCGGACTTTTCGCCCGGTGGCATTCTCAACGCCGGTAAACTCCATCCAGTGGAACGACTGCCCGCGGACGCCGGACGGCTTCAAACGCCCATCCGGAAGGAAAACTTCAATGGTCTTGTGCTCCTTGTCATAGCTTCCTGCAACCGTGTCACAGTCAGAAAAATGCTGCTTGTATCGCCGGTACAGCATTGTCTCAACAGTCATTACGCCCTCCCACTTTCTAAAATGTATCCGTTTTTGAGCAGAAACGCTGTATCCTGATCCCAGCAAACCTGTTCGCCGTTATCCTCGTAAGCCTTGAATTCGGTATAGCTTTTCTGCGCTCTTTCTAAGCCGTCCCATTGGAACACGTTTTCAATGACAAAGCCTTTTGAATACTCAGTGCAGGGAAGTAACTGATACCGCCCTGCGGTTTTGGTGCAATAACGAACCTTTGCACACTTTCTGCCGCTCTTGGAAATGTACAGCTTTTCAATAACACCAACCCGGAAAATCCAGCCGTTCCAGCCGGAACGCATCGGTGCAAATTCAAATGCGGGAATCTGTACCAACTGACCGACAAACGGTTTCTTGACTGCCTTCATATTGCTTCCTTTCCGGGCGGTTTAGCCGCCGCCCTTCGGATTCTGTGCTTACTTCCTGCTGGACGCTCTGGCGTTCTGAGCTTTGAGCACCAGCCGACTGTATTCACCACTGCCAACGATGCGGCGCCATGCGATGATTTTGGCGGCGATCTTGTCATTGGCTTCTATCTTTTCGGTCTGGCTCCAACCCCTAAATTTCCCGGTCTCGTCGCACGCGTCAAATGATGTGTGAACTGTATAAAGCATTTCAATTTCCTTTCTGCCTATCGGCTTGTTCTTACAGTCGTAGTTATAAACCATTCGGTTTATAATGTCAACTGTTGCTTTGAACTTTTTGGAATATTTTTGAAAAGTTTTATTTGACAAGCAAAAGTATATAGTTTACAATAAGATCGAAAGGGGTGATCCAATGACCGCTAAGCAATTAGTTGATATGGCGCTGGCTTACGCCGGGATTAGCAAATCAGAGCTTGCCCGCCGCCTAAACTGGTCTCCGCAACTGTTAAGCAAGCGCCTAAATACCGGAAAGTTCTCCGTTGAAGAATGGTGCGTTATTGCGAAAGCCATTGGCGCAGAACCACATATCGGCTTTGTTTTCCCGGACGGGAAAGAAATATAAAGCAAAGGGGTAGTCATTCGACTGCCCCTTTTTTTGTAAGCCCAAAGTTCTCTGCTGTTCTTTCGATGAATTTATTATGCCAGTTCTTAGCGGTTCCGTAGGAAACGAACAGGGCCATAGCTGCCCCATGCAAAGTATGTGTGCGCTTAAAAAACACCATTTCGATGAGCTTTACGCGATCCGCGCCATTAGGATACCGCATGGTGTCCCGTATGGTCTTTTCGACAGCTAAATACTCTTTCATATCATCGAAAGGAAGCTCGCGCAAGGCTACGCTTTCAGCGGCTCGGTTTACGCCCGTCCCTCGTCCTGTTGCGCCGTATGCGGGAACAACAGACTGCTCCCGTATATTCCGCAAATCCTCACAATGCATCGGGTACGCCCGGATGATCGCTTTCACGAATCCCCACCATTTGTATCTTGGTTTGCTCATTTTACCTCCGTTCTCGCAACGTTAAACGCTCTGTACGGAATTTTCGATTGTCAGGCACATCTTTTCATGCCTCCCACGAAACGCTTAGCTTTGCCATGCTCACGGATCCGAGGACGGAGTAAACGAGGTTCAGTGCTTCTGTGGTCGTGGTGTTCTCGAAGCAGAGGCTTCCGCTCTTGGGAGCGCCCCCCCTATTCTGTACAGGCGGAGCGTCAGGAGCTTTGACCTCCTCCGACGGTTCAGCAACTTCCGGCGTGGAATGCACAGGTTCCGGCGGTGCTTCTACATGATCGGCTTTCGGCTCCTCGGCGCAAAAGGCGCGGAACCCACCGTTGTTGGTGTTCGCCCATCCTCCGCGATGCGGGAACTTAATGCCGAGCTTCTTTGTTTCCAAGGCAACCGAATTAACGGACACGCCAAACATAGCGGCAAGGTCTTTCTGCATCACGCCGAAGCGCTCCTGTAGCTTCTCTATGTACTCCCGGCGCAAATCGTCCGGGAGTAACTTAAATTCTTTCCACCGCATGGGTCGACTGAGAGGGTATGTTTTTATTTCGCCGTTCATGGCTTCACGTTCCTTTCTTGTAAGATAGTCGGACGGGAAGATGACTTTCCCGCACTTTCCGGCGTGGGTGCGCTTATTATGGATGCCCCGCGCCGTTCGCTTCTTCTCTGCGCAGTCAGTAATGAAAACGTACTTTTCATCGTTCACAATTAAATCTCTCCATACCGCTCGATTTGATATCTCTCACCGTCTATGGTGTAGATTGTTACCGTCTCACATATCACCGGAGGAGACGATACAGGAACGGAAACCGTAACCCCATACCTTGTCCCGCAATACTCGCACACGCTCCCAGTGATCGGCGCTCCGCAGTTCAGGCAGTTTGTCAAATCTCCCACCCGAACTCGTCCTTTATGGCGTCGCGCACCATCCAGACGTTGAGATTGCCGCTTCCGACGCTCTCCCTGATGTTCGCCACCTCCGCCGACAGCTTGTTCACGTCCTCCTGTGTAGGATTGAAGCAGGACATCCATGCCCAGACGAAGATCGTCATGGCGATGGATACGGCCTTGTGCATGGAGACGTCTTTCGGCTTTCGTTTGGATTTACTGCTCATCGCGTATCTCCTCCTTCTTTTTCACGATCCACTCGGCAAGCTGTACGCAGTTTTCCCTGCCAACACATTTCCGCTCGTCGCACCACGGGCAAACTATCCACGCTGCCATTTTCCAAAGCTCATGTTCCATCTGGTTCATTTGCATCCGTTCTCCTTTCTCCGATTTTGTTATCGTCAACAAAATCGTTTTTCCTTTTTCCTTTCTCGCAAAACCCGGCGGCGGGCTTTGGGCAGTCGTAGTAGTTACACCAGACCTCGTCCTCGCCGCCGTTGAGATACAGGTCTGGCTCTCCGCGTCGGCAGTCCTTGCAATGCACGACCGGCTCATACCCCAGCTGAACAGCCATTCTCTTAAACTGGCTGCGGGTGGGGCGGTCAATATCGACCGTCGGAGCGGCGTCAATAATGGCGAGTACATCTTCTCGTTCAAACGTAACACAGTATCTGTACTTCGTGGATGCATCAACGGTCGTTTCCGGAATAGCTTTCTTGAGCGCGTCGGCGTCAATCAGGCGCATCGGTTTTCCCTCCCTCATATTTGGCGATCAGCATATTGAGATCGCGCAGTCCCCGCCTCGTGATAAGATTATCTTCGTACAGGTTGTCGCGTAGTGAGAGAAGTTCGGAGACTGGGACAGCGGCAATGGTAGGGCGGGCACTAAGATAATCAATAAAAGCGTCAATGTCCGAAGAAATGCTCGCTGCTTGAAATGCAGACAGACGCTTAATGAAAAAATCTTCGGGGCGCACTTTGGCTTTCGTTTTTGAAAACACCTGCTCCCATTGCATCCTTAAATCCGCGCAAAGCATATCCGCGTCAATCAGCCTTGCCATTCACTACACCCCCCATTCCACCGCCACACACAGCGGGGGCATTTGCCGTAGCATGGTTTATGCATTGCTGTCGCCTCCTTCGTCTTCTATGATTTGAACGACAGTCCCGCTCCGCAGATTGGACGTGCCGATGCATTCTGCTACAAGTGTGCAACGGTCGTCGTGGTTAAGCAGCAGCGACAGGGTTGCCCCTATGGTGTTATCCGGCAATTCAAACGTTATTTTCATCAGGTTCGTCATCCTTTCTCTGATAGCAATTCAGCAGCGTGTCTATCGGATCGCAGAAGCAACAGGGCTTCCCGTCCGCAGCGCTCGGCGGATAGTTGATGCAGGATTCACAGTCGTTCATGTTTACCACCATCCCAAAATCTTGCTTATGACCGCGAGCCATAACGCATCGGCTATGCAGAACAGCGCATGGGCTATGTTGTGACAAGCGGTTTTCTCATACCACGGCGTAAACAATAACGATATCAAATACAGAACGCTCATTCCGCACCGTCCTCCACATAATGGCCACGGCAGCCAGTTTTATAGTCGAAATTGTCGCAGTCTCCCATCGGCAAAACTTCATGTCCGGCATTAAGATGATCCTGCAAAAATGATTTGACTTCTTTCACCGTGAACAGCGTGTGACCGTCTACCGTTATGCAGCCTTTCAGGTCTTTCGCGTTTCTAATGCCGCCCCGCACATCCAGGCAGCAATGGAAGAACCTTTTAGCCATCATTTTCTCCTTTCGGCGGTTCGGGAAGCGGCATCCAATGAGTAACAAGGTCGTCTATGTCGTAATCTGTCCCATTGTCGTTCCAATTCCAGCAACCGCCGGAATATTCAGCAACTACAACAACCGTGTCATACCAGATTCCTTCTCCATGCGAACACCACTCGTCACAAGCCGTAACGATGTACATACCAGCCACGTCCGGCAGCCTGTCCTTGACGCTGATCCATTGCGCAACGTCGGCAGAAGGAATTTGAGCAAAAGCCTCTTCGGCGGTTGTGTATGGCACAGCGCCCTGCGAAAAGTCGTTTGCCAGATCATTAAAGGCTTCGGCAATTATTCCGCTTCCACCGCCCAGCTCTTCAAACGCGCTTTGTGCTTCTTTCGCTTCCTTGCGGATGTAGGCGATCACGTCGCTCTTTTTCATGTATTTATCCATTGTTTCGGCTCCTCGATTTTATAGTCTGAGCGATTTCGGCTTGTCGAGCGGCAGACAGGCGGCGTTGCAGTAGGTGATGTACTTATCGCGCGGGACAAGCACGGTGTCGTACTGCCTGTACTTCTTGCAGAAGCCGATGCACATCTGTACCGGCTCATCGACCTTGCACACGCCTCCGGCGCCATAGCCGCTTTCCTGCCACTCTTTCAGGGAATATACCTCAGCATTGTTTGGGTACTCGGTATATCCGCTGAAGGAACGCTTTTCTTCGTCATTGGTGCGGCTGCCCCACAGCCAGCACGGCATACCGAACTTCCAGCCGTGTATCGTGTGCTTGATGCTCACGGCTACGAGATTTCTTTCATCTGTCATTGTCATCGCCTCCGTCCGTCTGCACCTCTTTTTCAAGCGTTGCGTCAATAACTTCAATAGCGTCGAGAATGCCGCAGCTTACGCTTTTGTCGGGGTCAAAGATAGCGCCCTCGATGAAGCCTAACATGCGCTGAATCGTTGAAAAGTCTTTGTGTGTCATGGTGTTTTCCCCTCATAGTTGTCTTTAATGCCGTGATTTCTCCGGCAGCAGGAGCACTTCTGGTGACGCTTGCCGAGCCATTTGCAGTTGTCGCAGGAAAGCGCGTCCTCTTCGAGCATCCGCAGCCAGTCACAGTCTGCCGGTTCGCAAGGATCGTCTGGGTAGAGCTCGTTGCATAATTCGCAGATAATCGTCCGCGCTGTTTTAGTTTTCGTGTATTCAGACATTGTTAGCCCTCCTGTTCCATGCATCAGACGCATCTTTTAATGACACTGCATCAATCAGTATCGGGTCGATGATGCAGCAGTTGTATTCGTCATCGCCGTATGTGTGATAAACTTTGAACACCCTGTCAAGTGAGTTGTAGACAATCGACACGAGTTTCCCGCAGAACGGGCAAGGTTTCAATCTGTCCATTCCCAGCCCTCCCAAGTGATAGCCTGTCCGCAGTGCTCACAGTATGTGATCTTCTCACCGCCGCCTATAAATTCCCAATGCCCAAGGGCGTAATCACACGCGGGACAAATGGCTTCTTTCGTAGGCGTTCCCCATGTTCTGTCAACGCCGCTGTTCGGCGTCTTCGGAATCTGCTTGTCCAGCGCCTCACACGCTATAAGACAAGCCTCGTCTACTGCCTTGCGCGATTTCTCTTTGCCGTGAAACCCGCCAAAGAACTCGATCTCAGCAAGAGCTTTCCGCGTAGTGTCTGGGTGCAGGATTCGTTTTGCTTCTTTGTAGGTCATGCCGCGTCCTCCCATACCGGTCGGCTGTTCTTCCACTTGCGCCAGCGGATAAAGCGCCACCGGGGAGGCTCGCTGTCCAGCCACTTGTTGAAATGCGCGATAAACTCAAGGCGCAGATTGTACCGGCGCTTCTTTTCCTGTTTTTCGTTCACGATGTCAGCTCCTTTTCGTATTTGCAGAATGTCATGTCGCAATCCTTCCTGTCCGCGCACACGCTGCATCCGTGCGTTTTTGAGAAACGGAAAAACTCTGCGGCGGTTCTTGTTGGGTAAACTTTGCGGACGGCGGGTTTTTCGCATTTCGGCTTCTTGACTTCCACAGGCGCTTTTTTCGGCTTTCTTCCCTGCCTCATGTGTTCGGCTCTTGCCGCTCTCATTTCGTTAGCAAGACAGCCGCAGGAGCGCGTCTGCCCGTAAATGATGTTGTTCTGCATGATGATTTTTTCCGTTCCGCAGTCGCATTTGACGCGCCAGAAAATAAAGCCCTTTCTGTCCGGCACATCGGCAAGACCGAGAACGACGAGCCGCCCGAACCGCTGACCTGTCAGGTCTTTTCTCGGTCGTGCTTTCCGAGCTTCCCTTGCCTTTTCGAGCTTTGCCCGCGAAGCGTCGGAGTTCAGGCAGCCGCAGGATCTCGTTTTTCCGTTCCGCAGGGAATACCCGGCGGCAACCTTTTCTTTTCCGCAATCGCATTTGCAGAGCCAGTGAGCGCCGTCGTGCTCGGAGTGATCGTATCGTATGACCGTCAGGCGTCCGAAGCGCTGCCCGGTCAGGTCAATTCGTTTCATCCGAGCCTCCGCTTGGCGTAGAGCGCCATCAAAAGCGCCTCCGCCATTCCGTCATGCTCCTTGCGGCAGCCCGGCGGGATCAAATTCACACCGGGGAAAAGCCGCTTGCAGACCTCGATGGACGTGTTCTTGTCCGCCGTGACGGAAAATTCCTTCTTCCACTTCTGCGGTTTTACCAGCTCGTAAGGTACGCCAAACGCCTCCAATGTCCCCTGCAGCCAGCCGAAATTTTCCCCGAAGTGGAACATAGACACGCTTCCGTTCTTCGGCATCACGCCGACGTGCTCCAAGCAGCATACCGCCTTTTCTCCGCGCAGATCGGATAGGACGCAGCGGTAGGTGTCTCGGTCATACCGGAACGTCTGGACTTCCTCCCCTTGCAGAATGGCAAGCCCGCCGTTCTTGCCGGGGTCTATATTCCGATGTAAATCATCGGTTAACCATCCCCTTTCAGAATTTCGTTTGCAAGCTGCCGCTTTTCTCTTCCCCTGTCGGCTCGCAGATCACCGCCTTTGCAGCGGAACTGCGGCGCTTCCCCGTTCAGGCGGGAGAAAATGCGCTGATATGTCAGATTGTCCGTCGGCTGGGTGATGTCTATGTTTGTCGTGATGATCGTAGGCAGGCGCGATCTCATGCGGTCGTCGATGATCTGAAACATCTTTTCGGCGGCGTATTCCGTGTTGCGCTCTGCGCCGAAATCGTCCAGCACCACAAGCTCAAACGTCGCAAGCCGGTTGCGGATGATGTCGGCCTCGTCAAACATCCGGTCGAGCAGATTGACCGTTGAGACCATCCAGACGCGATACCCTCTGTCTAAAAGCTCGTTGGCAATGCTCGCCGCAGCGTAGGTCTTGCCGCAGCCGACAGCACCGGAGAGCGTGAACGACAGGCCGTTTTCCAGAATATCCGTCCAGCGGTGGATGAACTTCTCGGCGAAGAACATGGACGGGTTGCCCGTGGAGTTGTCAAAGGTCATGCCCTCGTATCCGCGCAGCCACTCTGCCCGGCGTTCCTCGTTGAGCCGGCGGAAAGCGTCCTCGGCGGTCTGCTTCCGCTCCTCCGCACCGCACCGGCAGAGGCAGCGGACGATGATCTCTTTTCCGCAGACGTCAATGGCGCATTCTTTCTGCTCGCCGCATTTGCCGCAATGGAGAAAGCCGTCGGAGGCGATGTAATCCTCCGGCATGGCGGGGTTGTTTCGTTTCGCGCGTTCGGCGATGCTGCCGATAACGTCGTCTGTCAGCATGGCAAATCCTCCATTGTGTCATAGTCAGGGGTCGCAAAGCGGCTTGTGGTTTTATGCTCGTCCTTGAGCGGGAAAACACCCTGCCAGCCTCGCTGGATGCTCTGGTTGAGTATGGCGATCTTCTTCTCGTCATCGCCGGGGGCGAGCTTTTCCAGCTCGGAAAGCGTGAGAGCAAGGGCGCGGTCGGTAAGCGGTTTGCGCATCTTTTTCCGCATTTCCGCAAAATCTTTCAAAGCAACATCCAGCGCGGACACGCGCGGTTTCTCTTCTTTACTTTCCTTTACTCTTCTTTCCTCTACTTTACTTTGTTTGGGAATGTTCGCATTTTCGGAAAAAATGTTTACATTTTTCGCTCGAATGTCAACATTTGGGCAAAGAAGGGCAACATTAACCAGAAGTATGTTTTCATCGACTTCGAGAACCTTGCGGCGGCTGACTGCCTCGAAGTACCGTTTCTGAATCCCTCGGGATGTCAAGACGTGGTACTTGTCATATTTCTCTCTGTCGAACATTCCTCTTCTGATAGAAGCCTCTACTATTTCGGAAACGACGTTCCCACCCAACCCGACCTTGCGGGCGAACAAAAGCGCAACCTCCGTTGTCCATTCAATGTAATAACCCGCCTTACCGTAAATCTCTTGCAGCAGGCGAACGATCACACCAAATCCTGTCAAGCCGTATTCTGCTTCTATCAGGTCAAACTTCTCGTCCAAAATGACATCGAGCGGAAAGTAGTCAATTCCGCTCTTTGCCATCGTTTACTCCTCGTGCGGCGAAAGCCAGACCGAAACTTTGTATTTTGCAAGGATCCTCGCCAGCGTGTCCATCTCTTCCGGCGACATGTCATTCAGCCGGATCAAATTTGTCTCCATGGGGTCTGCGTCGAAAAGGTTGTCGCAGTCCGTGATAAAAACGTCGTATACCATTATTTTCTCTCCTTAAAACGGAAGCTGTCCGTCATCCTCGACCGGTGCGAGGGTTGCGCGCTCGTAGGCTTCCTTCTGGTCGGGCTTGTCCTTTTTTTCCGCCGCAGAAGCTGACCTCATCCGCGACGATCTCCGTTGACCGGTGGGCGTTGCCGTTTTTATCCGTCCAATCGCGGTTCTGGATGCGACCGCGGACGCAGATCATGTCGCCCTTGGAAAACCACTTGGATACAAACTCGCCGGTCTCACGCCATGCGGTAATGTCGAAGAAGTCCGTGCCCTCCTTGAAGCGGTCAACGGCGATCGCAAACGACGCGACCGGCGTGTTGTTCGCCGTGTAACGCTTCTCCGGGTCTCGTGTAAGGCGTCCCATGAGGACGCATGTGTTCATTGCCATCTTGGATCATCCTTTCGGTAGATTAAATTTTTTTCGTCCCAATCGGGATAGAAGATTTTCAGGTAGTCGCGGAAGTATCGGTACATTTCCTCCCGCGCTTCTTTTGGGCCGCTGTCAAATTGGTAGTGGCACGCCGGGCATAGCGTCAGTATGTTTTCTTCGATTCCCGCACCGCTGTGTGATCGCCGGATGAAATGCGCATTCGGGGCTGCATTGAGTGAGTGGCAGTACACGCAGCAGTGATGGTCGCGTTCCCATACGCGCTCTTTGACGGCCTTGGGAATGGCGCACGCCTTAGCGCGTTTGCTTGAGATTCTTTTCACGTTTTCCCTCCCATTCCCCCAGCAGGGCGGCGAGCTTGTCCGGCGGCATAGTCTCAATGCCTACGGCCTTTGCGTCCTGAATCAGATTGTCGATAAGGCGGCTCATTGTGGAACTGGAAAAGACCGAGGAGCCGTAGTAGAGGATCACATTCACGCAGTCGGGGATCTTGGACGCTGTAACCTCAGATTGCCAGCCGAGGCCGTTTGATGCCCAGACTTGCCGCAGCTCTTCCGCCGCCGCTGACTGGATGCAGACGATCTTCATGTTACCGCCAACGTTGCGGACGGCGCGGCGGTAGACTTCGGACGCCGGAACGCCGGTCGCTTGGGCGAGCTTGTCGATCAATGCCCAGGCATAAGCGTTCGCGTCGAGGCTGCGTATGTTTTTGGGCTTGATCTCATATTCCCCCGGCGTGAACGCGTAGGCAAAGTGCCTCGCGTCCACGTCCGCGGTATGGAGCTTTAAGTAGCCGCCCTCCCAGATTGCCTTGTCAACCTTCATGCTTTTTTCTGGCAGCTCATGCAGAGCGGGCGGCCAAACTTTCGCGCACTGTAATCGTGTACTTTTTCAGAAATGCTCGCTCCGCAATCGGCACACACGGGAGAAAACGGTTTATCGTTCCCTCCGATGATGATGTTGTCGGGCTTCTTCGGCTCTGCTTTCACCGGCGGCTCATATTCGGCGTTCAGGTCGGGGCTGGCATCCTTTGGAATGCTTCGCTTCGGGAAGGAAAACACAGCGCGACCGTCAACGGAGATTTCCAGCGATTTGATGCGCTCTGATGTGTCGTATTCGATTTTCGTTACATCGAAAGCGTCGTAGCATTCCCATTTGCCGGATCGCTCGTTCTGTTTCAGCTTCTTGCATTTTTCGGCTTCGATAAAGATTTTCGGCGAGGAATACAGCTCACGCCCGATGCCATGCTTGGAACCGGCACGTTTGAAAGCGTCGGAGGCGCGGCCTTTTTCCGCTTCGGTGTTGCTCTCCGTTCCCGCGTCCCATTTCCAAACAAGATGACCGTCGCCGAAATCGACGCCGATTCCGCCGTACAGAGTGCCGTCGATCAGCTTGAAGTCGTTCTCCCATTTGTCACTGCCGACGGTTTCATCCAGAAGGTCAGCGTCAGTTCTGGCCGTTTTGTAAAGAAGAATGGCAACGGATGTTGCGACGCCGTTTCTTTCGTAGATTCTCTGGATGCGGCACTCGATCTCGTCCGGGCGGAGGAGGCGAAAGCGCTTCATTCCGCCGCCTCCTTTACCTCCGCGAGCTTCTGCCGGAGATCGGCAAGCTCGGCGCGCAGGGCGACATTCTCCGTGCGCATCTTCCAGTAGTCATCGGCGAGACGCGCAGCGTCGTTCTTTCCTGCTCTATCTACGAGCTCGCGGTATTCCGCGACGGTTATTCCGACGGTAAACATCGCCGTGCTCTCGCCGGTCTTTTCGTCGATGACAAAGCCGGTGTCAAATTCGTTTTTGTAGTAAGCCATGTTTAAACTCCTTTCATTTAATCGTAATGGACGTGTTCTGCACGAAACGGGCGCAGGGGATTTCCTCGCCAGATGTTAGCCGCGCTTTGATGGCGGTCTTGTCCACCTCCGGCAGCTTATAACGAAGGAGGTCTTCGTTTCCGGAGGCCTGCGCCCACTCAACGAAGCTGTCATCCACTTCGACCGAAGTAGACTTTCGGAACGATACGGCGCATTTTGACGTTTGGAACTTCTCGCCATGCAAGGCGTATGTCAGATAGTCTTTCAGTCGTTCGACTTTCTTCTCGGTAGTCTTGCGGCGGGCGGAAAGAGCCGCTTCCTCTTCTTTGAGTGCCTTTGCGTCGGCGGAAAGGTTCTTGATGCAACAGGCGATGTTCTCAACCTTCGTGTCACGCTCCATCAGCAGCGCGTCCAGCGCATCGTTGTCAACCGTGATCTCGCCCGTGTCAGGATCAACCGCATTTACGAGAGCCTCAATGCTCTTGTCGATTTCGTAGAGTGTCATTCCTTTTGCCTCCATTGACATTATTTAAGATTTGTGATACCATTCAGATGGTTGTTATTCCTATAGAGAGCGTCGTCGGTGTCATCTTCACCGGCGGCGCTTTCTTTTTTCGCCCATGTGGTGGAGCATTCAGACTGCGCCAGCCATGAAAGCACGAGAGATTCCAAGAAAGTCTGCATGGATGCGATGCCGTTTCTTTCCAGCGCCTGTTTAACGCGCTGTGCGGTGCTTTCGGTCAACCGGCACTGTAACCGTATGGGCTTGACGCGGCGCGGTGTACGGGGCTTACGCTGCATCACGGCGTCGTAAATCTCCTGCGCTCTGGCGCAAAACTTCACGCCGTAGTCGTTCGTGTGCAGCGCCATGCTCACCGTGCCCTTATTGGCTTTCGGAAACTCTTCCCGGAGGGCGGCAGCGATGGCCGTGTAACGTGTGTCATTCATTCAAACCATCCTTCCAAAGCGTCATCCAGATTACGGATCGGTTTTCCGATATAGTCAGCGTAGGACGTTTCTATTCTCGCGCCGCGGCTGTCAGTCCATCCGCCAACGCCGCAAATCCCGTCCGCCGTGTCGATCATTGCAAAGCAGATTCGCATATACGCGGCTGGGCTCATGCCCTCCGGCAGCTCGGCAGGATTCAAAACGATATGGCCCTCTGCTTCCAGTTCCGCCTTTGCCGCAGCAAACTGTTTGCGGTATTCGGGATTGCCGGTGATCTTACCGGCGAGATAGATAATCATTAGTGCCGTCCTCCTCTCTGCATGATCGCTGTGTCCGGCATTTGAAGCCAGCGGCAGCAGTCATCGGCAAGACTGGAAAATCCGTAGACGGCGAAGATGCCCTCGATGACGGCGAAGCCGAGACCGTTATATTTTCCGAATTTCCAGACGAAGAAGATCACAAGCGCCAGAAGCGTCATGATCGCGGTGGTGGCGAAGGTTGCCTTTGCTTTTGTCATGGTTGTTTTCCCTACTTTCTGCGGCGATGCGCCGCTTTTTGTACTCTCTTTGTGATGTCGATGGTGTAATCGGCGATCGGGTGCAGCTTTGTCCGCTCTTCCCGCCGGGCATTGCAGCCGGCCTTGAACTCTGCGTACCGGGTGCAGGATGCGTGACAGCCGACGAAGCGCTCGGCGCAGTCCTTACACGGGGCGATCATCGGACGTCCTCTCCTTTTTGCGCTGATTCAAGGGCTCAACGGTGACGTTGAAGTATTTCGCATAAGTCTGCCAAACAATAGCGGCAAAGCGCTCGCCGTCCGCTACCGTCATTTCAGTCTGCACCGTTTCTCCTCCGTTCCTTGATGATCTCATCGACAGCCGCCTCAAGTTTGGCACGTCCATTGCTTGGGCTTCGCTGACCATTCAGGATCATGCTGACATACGCCTTGTGGTAGCCGAGCCGATTGGCAAGCTCCGTGTTAGTGATGCCGTTGTTATGCATCTTGCCGATCAGCCGTCCAGTCCATGCTTCGGGAAGATTCACTTTTTCACCCCCATCAAATTATTTTGATTTGATAGTTGCAAAAGTTAACACCGTCTGCTATAATGAAATTGCACTTACAAAACAGCAGAAACGGGGCGCAAAAGCAACTGCGCTTTATTAACTTCGCTAACCATGATTGCATTATAACCCATGACGTTATTGAAGTAAACATTTTTTTGCTAACTTCGATAACTTCGGCATTCTAAACAAAAAGGCAGGGGTGTCTTATGGCATTTTACCAACAGTTTATTAAGTTATGTAATGACACAGGAATATCACCATCCCGCGCAGCATTAAACGCCGGACTTTCTAAAACATCTGTAAATGGATGGAAAAGAGGGCAGACCCCAACCGACAAGAACATTGCGAAACTCGCAGAGGTCTTTAATGTTCCTGTTTCCTACTTTGACGAAAAAGAAGAAAAGCTCCCTGTCGATACCGACAAAGAGCTTTCCTCTAAATATTCTGATTGGCAAATTTTAGCCGCCTACGAAAAGGCGGACGACAATGTTAAGGAAGCAATCCTGCTTCTTCTAAAATTAAGATGATAGCCTCTCGCAAAGCAGGATCCTGAATTGCTTTTTCAATTTCAGCTTTTTCTTTCTCCGCAAGTAGATTCTTTTCGTTCTCGCTCATTCTTATCCTCCATTATGATGAATTTGTAGAATTTGAGCAGGAAGTCGATCCTGCGGGTGTAGCGATCCGGTGCGTCAACGGGTGTTTGCATTTTATCACTTCCCTAAATTGTTTTTCGACAATTTTCTGTTGATTCTATCGACATGAAAATTTATTCTGAACATAGCCGCAACAAAAATTTAATAGGAGATTGGATGTTATGAGAAAGAAACTGCTTGCCCTTGCCTTGGTTTTTGCGCTCGTTTTCACGCTTTGCGCATGCGGCGCAGAGGCTCAAACGGCAAAAGAAGAAGCAAGTCAGGTTGTTGAAGCGACAGCCACACCGGAGCCGTCGCCAGAACCGACGCCGCAGCCGGAACCGGTAATTGATTACGAAATAACGTACACAAACTGCAAAGTTGGAACGGATGACGCCGGGAGAAACACGTTTGCTCAAATCCTTTTCGTTGTCGAAAACAAGGGCGACTGCAATATAACGTTAAGTTATGAAAAACCGAGCTATGTCGATCTCGTGGACGAAGCCGGAAACATTGTTGAAACGAAGAACATCGGTGGCGGTTATCCAAGCGTCATAAAGCCAGGCGAAAAATCGTACTTCTTCCAGCAGGAAGTTATCACAACAGAAGAGCGGAATCTTACCGCCGTTCCGTCCATTGACTTTCAACAAGCGTTCGAGGAAATTACTTTTCTGCCGGCAAAGGACGTGACCTTCGGCAGAGACACCCGCCCGTATAACCCGTCCGGCGTCGTTGCTTCCGGCATTGTGGAAAACACGACCGGAAAACTGGTAACCTATTGTAACATTTATGTTGTTCTGTTCTCCGGCGATGATCCGGTCGGCGTCATATCGTCTTATATCTCCGATCCGATACATGAGGAAAGCGAGGCGGAATTTGAGACAATGGACGGGCGCGAAATGCAGCGCTTTGTCAACTTCAATGATATAACGTCTTATGAGGCGTCCGCTTACATCATAAAGTGAGAAGCGCCCCGGCATTGGCGGCAACCTCTGCCGGGGCTTCGGATAAGGTGGTAAACCGACACGTCTGCCACGTCTCAAGCGTACCCTTTTCTGTTTATAAAGTCCATGTTGTAAATCACAAATCAGGAGGAAAATTCAAGAACCGTTCCAAAAACTGCTGGGAAATCCAACAACTGAATGGAGATGTAAAAAAAGTGTCCGCGCTCACAGACCTACAGCCTTACTTAGATGATTATCCCACCAAAATTCGCAAGGCGAAAAATGCCAGCGGCTTTACCCTGCAAGAGTTGTCCGACCTGTCCGGCGTCCCTTACAACAACATCTGCGACACGAATGCAGGGCGGGTAAAGCACCCGCTCCTTTTTTATGCCGCTGCCACTTGTAAGGTTTTGAATCTGTCGCTGAATGAGCTTGTCGGTCTGGATGAGCAGCCGGACACACAGTATGTCCATGAGCTGGAATTGGAGAACGTGCGGTTATCCGGCGAAGTAAAGCACCTGCAAGAAACGAACGCAGGGCTGAAAAAGCAGGAGGAAACGCACACAAGGACAATTTATAGACTCATAGGCGTATGCAGTATTCTTTTATGTGCCGTTGTATGGTACGTCATCTTCGACATTCAGGTAGAGACCGCCGGGATTTTCCGCTCGGCGGGGACAAGCATTTTTGCGGGCGTTCTCGCCCTGATACTGAACGCCGCCGTTGCAACCATCATTTACGCCTTCAAGAGCATTCACAAGGGGAAAAAGAAATGAGAGTTGCACTTTATGTCCGCGTATCCACGGAAGAACAAGCCGTTCACGGTCTTTCCGTCGATGACCAGAAAGAAAGCCTGAAAAAATGGGCAGAGGAAAACAAGCACAAGGTCGTTGATTATTACGTCGATGCCGGGGTAAGCGGCAGGAAAAGCGTGTCAAAGCGGCCTGAATTGCAGCGACTTCTATCCGACGTGGATGCGGGGAAAATCGATCTTGTTGCATTCACAAAGCTCGACCGGTGGTTCCGAAACATCGGGGAATTTTATAAGGCACAAGAAGTCCTCGACACGCACGGTGTTGTATGGCAGGCGACATACGAGGATTATGAGACAGCTACCGCCGCCGGTCGGTTAAAGGTCAATATAATGCTGTCCGTCGCGCAGGACGAGGCTGACAGAACGTCAGAGCGCGTTAAGCGGATCATGCAGCACAAGCGGGAGCTTGGCCTTTGCCCAGCGGGTAAAACGCCCATCGGGTTAAAGGCCGTCGAGAGCCGCCTTTGCATCGACGAGGAAACGGCGCACATTGCTAGGCGAATGTTTGAAGATTACATCGCAACGGGAAGCGTTAACCACGTCAAAAAGATGCTCGTTTCCGAGTTTGGAATAATGCGCGCAAACCACCATATAAAAGGCGCATTGAGCAACGAGAGATATATCGGCCTTAACAACGGAATAAAAGTCTGCGACGCGCTGATCCCGCCGGAGGATTTTGCCCTTGTACAACGGATGCTGACGGCAAGAAGCATTCGCAACAACGGATCAAAGCATACTTGGCTGTTCTCCGGCCTTGTCTGGTGCGCCGAATGCAGCCATCGTCTTGTTACGCATTCCACGCGGCAACGCGGGACAGACTACTTTTATTATCGATGCAAAAACTATGAAATGGGTATCTGCCGCCACAAAAAGAGAATCAACGAGGCGACGCTAGAAAAATATCTGCTTGCCAAGTTGCCAATCGAGGTACAGGCGCACAATGCAAAGCTCAAGGCGGGAAAAACAAAGCCGCCGGTTGATACGGCGGCAATCAAACGCAAAATGGACAAGCTGACAGACCTTTACCTAGCCGATCTCATAAGCCGCGAGAAATACGAAATGGAATACACTGCTCTAAAAGAAAAACTGAACGTTCCGCCAGAACCAAAGCCCATCAACGAAGAACTTGTCATGTCGTTGCTGGACGCATACGACAAACTTCCGCCAAGTGGAAAAAAGGAAGTGTGGAATCGCTTCATTCACCGGATTGTAGTTTCAGAAAACGGCGACATCTTTTTTGAACTTGTTTGGCTATAAAGAACCTTAACACC